AGTGGTATTATTACCGCAACTAAATTTTCAGCACAGAAATTTGTGGGAACGGGTGATAAACTCATCTTCAGTCCCACTGTTACATCCTTTAGTCCCACTGATGGTGCTGCTGATGATCGTTTTGGATACTCAGTGGCAGTAGGATCCGGTAGAATTGTTGTTGGTGCTTATCTTGATGATGATAATGGAGTATTGTCTGGATCCGCATACATCTATGAGACTCCGCAAGTTTATACTCTTTATGATGCGATTGATTTGCAGTCAGTTGGTATTACTACATTATGATAAATTAGTGTTATAATAATGGAGGATTAACCCCCATCCTTTTTCTTATATAAATTAATATAAATCTTATAATACTTATGAATTTCACAGTATACTCAAAAGACAACTGCCCATTTTGTTACAAGATCAAACAGGTATTAGAGTTGACAGGAAACAGATATGTAGAGTATAATCTTAATGAAGATTTCACCAAAGAAGAGTTTTATCAGAAGTTTGGTGAAGGTTCTACATTCCCACAAGTAATGTATAATAATGAAAAAATAGGAGGATCTGTTGACACAATTCAATTCCTCAAATCCCAACAACTCATTAAATCCTGATATAAATAGTGATGAAAACCACACAAATCGTGGTGTTGATTTTATAATCAATGGAGGTAAAAGAAAGCAAACCCAACCAGTTCACTTTATTTTGGATAAGATGGTTTGCTTTCTCAATCGGGAAGTAAACATCTATTTTGAGTTTTCCTTAAAATCAATGAAGAAAAAGTAGTTTCCCGGAGAAAAAAATGTTAGTAACTAGTTTAGTTTTTGGTTCAATTTTAACAATTTTATTTCTTATAGTGGGAGTGGTTATTGGTTGGACTGCAAGAGAATATATGATGGTTCACCAAGAAGGTCCGAAGCAAATTGCATATCATCCAGAGTTTTATGATAAGGATGGAGATTTGATTGATCAAGAAATCGTTTCAGTAAGATTTGAGGAAGGATATTTTGATGGTGATTTTGAGATGGAAGAAGATGAGGATTAATCTTCATCAATAAATATTAAAATAAGCATTCAATATTGTGCAAATTATGACAACGACAGCAACAAAGAAGAAAACACAAACAAAACAAACTGCAATTCCGGATCTTCCCACAAATCCATTTACCTTTGAGGTATTGCAGGTTGTTTCTAAGCAAAGAAGTAATGCAAAAAAAGTAGAAGCACTTAAAAAGTTTGAGCATTCTTCACTCAAAAGTCTATTCATTTGGAACTTTGATGAGACTGTAATTTCACTTCTTCCACCGGGAGAAGTTCCTTATGCATCTGCACAAGAACAAAGTTCTTTGAGTGGAACTCTTTCTGGAAAGATTGAAGATTCTATTATTAAAATGAATGAACTTAATTCCAATTCTATTGGTTCACAAGATCAAGGAAGATCATCAATCCGTAAGGAATATAAAAAGTTTTATAATTTTGTAAAAGGTGGTAATGATGGACTGAGTTCTATTCGTAGAGAAACAATGTTCATTAATATTCTTGAAGGACTTCATCCTCTTGAGGCAGAGATTCTTTGTTTGGTCAAGGATAAAAAACTTGAGGAAAAATATAAAATTACTAAGAATATTGTTTCTGAGGCATACCCCGATATTAAGTGGGGTGGTAGAAGTTAATGAAGGTTATACATCAAGACTGTGATCCTTCCCTATCAGAAGATAGAACACTTCCTAATAATTCATTTCTTGTGGAATATATTCTAGGGGAAGTATCTCATTATGATATTGCTTCTGCATCTAAATCTGCAGAAATATTTGATCATTATTATGATAAGTATAAAAAAGATTTTGTAACAATGAATCAAACTGAAGGAAGAGTTAATCCAAAATTTTGGGGAAATCCAGAACCCGCCAAAAGCAAAAAAGGAAGAAAATCTTAAATTGTATTATGTGATACACCATAAAATTGCTATATACCTATGAGTGTGCTATACTACTCATACGTTCATCGGGGAAACCCGACGCAAGTAGGAAGGCGAAACGGATCGTTTATCTATGGAAGCATTTTTACTAACCTGTCTTCAGGTTTCTGTACTTGCAGGTCGCATTAATGACCACCCACAATTGTCCCCAAGAATCAAAAATGATTTAATTTGGGAATTGAGGCAAGTAACAAAAGAAGAGTGCTCTGTAGACGCAAACCTTCCAAAGGAACGGGAATCTAATCAACCATAATGGTTAAAGGTTAATTTTCATTTCTTTAGGAGGCAATTATGTCAAAGGTTACGTATAGAGGTGTTGAATATGACACCGATCTTCGTCATCAACAACAGGCACAAGCACAGCAACAACCTCAACAATATAACGAAGCATATCGCGGAGTTAAGTTTGTAAAAGAGGGGAACAAATGATGCAGAAACTCAATGTTCTTCAAATGATTAAAGAACAAAAACAAAAAGAGCAAAGAAAGCATCAGGCAGCACTGTGTCAAATTGGTCAGTGTAAAACTAAAACCGGAAAATAAGTTAATGCAAAACTATACATATCATTATGATGATATGGACAAGGACAATAGACCTCCTGCTTGTTATCAATTAACATACAGAGGTTGTAAATATTGGTCTTGTTATCTTATTCATTTGAGAGAATGGTTTGAGAATCTATTAACATCAGAGGGGACTTGACTTCCCCTCTTTTTTTATGTAAAATGTACTGAGAGATTTAATGATCTTATGAATAAAGATAGACTTAAATTAATTATTCGCAATTTGGAATTACTTATCGATTCTCTTAAGGCAGAAATCTATTCTGATGTGGAATCTTATCGATATGATGATATTACTCCAAAAGAATTGAGGTACGATCAAATGTTTGAGGATGATGATGACTGAAACTAGTAGGGCAAAGAAACTTGTTAAATTGCTTGAAAGATTAATTCAGCAGGATCATCTTTATGAGAAGGAAAGAATAGAAGAAATGAAAGGGCAACTTCGTGCCGTTAAAGAACAAATTGCCGAAATAGAGAAACAAAATTATAAAGGATTTGCCGACAAATGAATGTAAAATTAATCAGTGTCACTCCTGATGCAGAAAAAACAATGGCATATGTTGCGAGAGTGTCAAATCCAAATAATCAGGAAAATCCAAACTATGCAAAACTATTGTCTTATTGCATCAAACACAATCACTGGTCTGTGTTTGAGCAGAGTTTTATGACTTTAGAAATTGAAACTACTAGAGGTCTTGCCGCACAGATTCTCCGACATAGAAGTTTCACATTTCAAGAGTTCAGTCAAAGGTATGCAGATTCTTCTCTTTTGAGTGATACAATTCCTCTTCCCGATCTTCGTCGTCAAGATACAAAGAATCGCCAAAACTCTATTGATGATATTGATACATTTGTGATTCAGAAGTATCAGATGTTGATTCAGGACCACTTCAGAGATGCCATGGCACTCTATAAGAAGATTCTTGATGAAGGTATTGCAAAGGAGTGTGCGCGGTTTGTACTGCCTCTGGCAACCCCTACACGACTTTATATGAGTGGTAGTTGTAGATCTTGGATTACTTATATTGCACTTCGTGAAAAATCTGGTACTCAAAAAGAGCATATGGATATTGCCAAAGAATGTAAAAAAATCTTTAGTGAACAATTTCCCATTTGCTATGGGGCACTTGGTGGTGATATTGATTGGAATATCTAAATAGAAATGTATTGAATTTATAGAAATGTCAACATACCCTGTAGTGAATAAAATAACTGGCGAACAAAAAGAAGTCGAAATGAGTGTCCACGACTGGGATCAATGGAAGAAAGATAATCCTCAATGGATACGTGATTGGTCTGATCCTTCTACTTGCCCTTCTCCAGGCGAAGTCGGAGATTGGCAAAATAAACTGATCTCAAAGCATCCTTCGTGGAATGAGGTATTAGGTCGTGCAAGCAAAATGCCTGCATCAAAAGTAAAAAAAATCTAAACAATTATGGCAAGAAGAAAGAGGTCGTCTGCAGAGCAACCTATCGGGGTTGGACTCACGGCAAAGCAGATGAAAAGAAAAAAACCTATC